GCTTTTGCAGCAATCTCTTTGTACTTTTGCTTATCTCGTGGAGGATAAAAAATATCTTCTTCATCCTGTGATTTAGGCGCTGCGCCATAACAGCGAGCGTTAGCCCACCACGGTGTCTCGTCATCGATCATTGCTTCTAAGGTTCTCCCGAAGTTCTAAGTAGTCATCTTCGGTAAGAATGACGTAGTTCTTATCATTCAGACTGAGGCCGAAGACTGGCGTTCGACTTTCCAAGATTGCATGGGTTACATTCTTTTCTAGATCGATTGCTTTAAGTGTGTAGGTTTTTTTCCCTGTGTACTTATGCTCAATGAGAAGGTCATCAGACCTAACATCGCCTTTTCTTGACCAGAATGATCCTGATCCAGCATTGCGAGTTCCGCCAATGGCTTTGGCTAGTCTCTTCTCATGCTTTAGTGATTGCTTTTGTCCCTCAGTCTTCAAGTTCAATCTTGCCTTCCTCATAGCCCCTAATCAATTTAGGAACAATGAAGAAGAGTGCTTCTCTCCAGAAACATTGAGAGCAACCACAAAATGGTTCTCCCGATAAAGTCTCTGTAATTTCGTCATCAGAACTTTCCCACGTAGCCTCAAAAAGCATGTCGGTGTATTCCTCTACACCTTTTTCTAACTGATGAGCCCAGTCTTGATCGTTAATAACAAACGGCCTTTTACTCATCGTCTGCTTCTCCCATAGGTAGGTCTGATGTTTCAAACACTTTTGTCTGCACTTCTTCTTTAAGATCTACTTCTTCTCTAAGGCTTGCAATGACTGTCTCAATTCCCTGCCATTTACGCTCACCATAGTAGTACCAACCACCCTTACGAGTGATGATCTCCTTTACGACTGCAAGAGAGGCAACTTCTTTGGCAAAATCAAACTCTCCTGGTGCACACTCTCCGCCTTCGGCAAAATAAAAATCAAAGTATGCAACACGTTGTGGTGGTGCAGTTTTATTTTTAAGTGTTCGTACCTTAATTCTTTGACCAACTCTAACTTTGTTATTACCTGAGCCAATCTCAATCCATTCATCACGTCGAACTTCACAACGAGTAAAGAATGCGTAATTTTTACCTTCTCCTCCAGGAGTGGTACGAGGGTCACCTTTCATAACGCCAATCTTCATGCGATATTGGTTAATGATCAAACCAAGGACAGGTCGTTCATCTTCAACCAAAGATCGTTTCATTGCTGTACCAACAACACGAAAGAACTTGTTGGTTAGAAGTGCTCCCCTTCCAACAGTCATTTGATTCATGTCATTCTCCATTTCTGGAGCAGGAGAAAGCGCAGGTAATGAATCAATAACTATTGCATCAATAGATTTAGACTCTGCAAAATTGATGACTGCTTGATAAGCCTCTTCCATAACGGAAGTTTCAATAACAATTACTCGTGAGGTATCAACGCCACACATTGCTGCATACTCTGGAACCCATTGCTCTGCAGCAACCCAGACAGTTGTGTGATCTGGATCTACTGCTTGGTTTGCAGCAATCGTCTTAAGAGCGAGCGCAGTTTTGCCGTGAGAAGGTTCGCCAATAAGTTCATTCCACTGATTACCAGGGAAACCGCCGCCCAAAACGTAATCCAAAGTTGTAGACCCAGAAGTGATGCGAGGGATAAGATCAGAACGGATGTCACTAGCCAAGACAACAACATTGTCTCCAAACTTCTTATTAAGAAGTGCCATGACTTTCTTTGCTTCATCATTCATCAATTCACTCTTCCGATAATGTTTTGTGGGTTGTAGTTATTTGTTGTGTCGTTACCGCGTGCTTCTTTAGCAGAACCTTCAATGTGTGCTCCTGCTAATGAGCCGTACTTACTTCCTGATTGTTCTACTGGGTACCCACAGTCCATGCACCGCGCTTTAGCGCCCTGCACCGACATGTAGTTAGCAGACCCACAATCTGGACATGATCCTGTCTGTGAAGAACTTGGAATGCGAAGAGCGGGAGGTTGTGCAGGCTGTGGCATTGGTGCCATCGGTGTCTGTGATGGTGCTGCAGGCATGTTGTTTGGTCGTGCTTGAGTAGCAGGCTGTTGTATCTGTGTGCCTAACTTCTTAGCCCAAAAATCACTCACTTGGCTTCTCCCCACTTGTCTACTGTCTTTACATCTGCAATAAGAGGAACTGTAATCTGTGGAAAGGAAATTCCTTCCATCGACACGCGGATTGCCTCCGCTACCTCATCTGCAAGATGTTCGGGGGTAACTGTAACCAGTTCATCATGCACAGTCAACAAAACATTTACCTCTGGCTCCTGCAAAAAACACGAATGTGCCCTTACAATGGCCAATTTCATGACATCTGCAGCAGATCCTTGAATTACTGTATTAAATGCCTGTCGTTCTGCCCTAGATCTAAGCCCTTTCTCACTACTACGTAACTCTGGAAGATAACGCCTTCTTCCTAGTAAGGTTTCTACATATGGAGTTGGGCGTTTATTTTCTGCTAATCGAATTACCTTTGCTTTGTACTTGGCAATGTCGTGGAATCTTCCAGTAAAATCTTCAAGAAGATCTTTGGCTTCTTTTAATGACAGACCTAGTTGCTCTGCAATCTTGTCGGGACCAACTCCGTAGGACATTGCCAATACCAAAACTTTACCCGCTTTACGATTGAGTCCGACTGTGTCACCAATAGTTGTATAAATATCCCCACCTTCTCGGTAGTTCTTCATCATGATGGGATCGTTGGAGAAGGCGGCAATGATTCGTGGTTCAATCTGAGAATAGTCAGCAACAACTAACTTGTAACCCTCAGGTGCAATAAACAAATTACGAATTAACTTACCGTACTCACCACCGCTTGGAATGTTTTGCAGGTTTGGTTCACTGCTTGAAAATCGACCTGTCTCTGCACCGTGTGGTTTAAAGTTAGTGTGCACTTTTCCTTTAACAAGCAGGCTATCTTTCTTCAAGATCTTTAACTTACCCATATTGGTACGAGTGATGTCTCCACCCAAGTACGGCATCACGTATGTGGTCATTAACTTGTTCAGATCTTGATAATCCAATAGAGCATCAACTAGATCGTCAGTACCTCTAAACAATTCGAGGGCATCAGATGATACGGAGTAATGAGGAATACCTAATGGTTGTCCAGAATTTTTTTGAGTATAACCTTTAGGGGTTAGAGCAATCTTTAACCGAGTGTTGGGCTTTAGACCGCGTCCACCTTCACTCTTAGGACTAAATAACATCTTTTGTTTCTCTGGAATAGAGTTAAGAGAAAAGGCTTCTCCAGTGATCTTCCATGCACGAGCCTTAGCGTCGTCTAAATCTTTATCAATGCGCTTTTTAAGGGATATTAACTGCTCAGTGTCAATGGTTGCCCCTGACAATTCCATATCGCAGAGAGCAGCAATCACATCCATCTCTAGTTTCCATACCGCTTGCAGGCTTCCCTCAAGGCGTGGCTCTAGAGTTTTGTATAACTGCCACGTCACATCAGCATCAATGCCTGAATACTTTGCAACGTCTTCAAAGGAATGCACCTCTACCTGTGCTCCTACACCTTTTTCTACGATAATATCTAACTCGCGTTTGGAACAATCAGCAAGTCCCAAACCTAAACGGTTTCGATTGTCAATGATAAACGATGCCATCAAGGTATCAAAAAAGGGTTTGCTAGGGACTACACCTCGGTAGTATTTGGTGATTGACTTAAGATCAAACTTAACGTTGTGACCAATCTTTAATTTGTCACTAAAGAATAACGGCTTTAATGCTTTGAACACATCTCCAGGAAGTAGTTGCTTAGGTGCTGGACCAAATATTGGTCTCCAGTTTGCTTTGTTNTTAGAGTANTCCGCATCAGTTACTTCTTTGCCTTTGTCTAACTTTGCTTGTCCACCTTTAAGCAGGTCTTTATCCCAGCGAATNAACTCACCATTTGGGTGACCCATAGGAATNACATCTACACGGCCTTCTGTTGCAAGTGATATCCACAGCACATCATTGACTACAGGTTGGATGCGGTTTTCTCCAACAGTTTCTACGTCAAATGCAAATGCATCAACCTTGGAGTAATACTCGACAAGATCTTCTAACTGTTCTTTGGTTGTAATTATATTCATTTATCCCTCGTTAATTAGAAGAAGAGAGCCAGTGATAGGGGCTGGCTCTCTTCTATGGTTGGAAGTTACTCTACGGAGCGAGCGACTTCAAGGAGTTCCGAGCGAGGGGATTCGCGAACTACTTGAGCGGCTGTGTATGGCACAGCATTTGCTACGAGAGCATTGACCTGATCAAGGTCTAACTTCCACTCCTCAGCAAGGTCGCGACCACGGACATAGTTAAGGCTGTACTGTGTCGTTGGTCCCATACCGATGCGAGAAACTTCCCAGAACTCTTTTGAAAGAGGTCCTTTGCGCTCATCTTTGTGAGCAGCAACAATTTGACGGGCGAGAACAGGAGGCGCTGTAAACACCTGTACTGTCTGTGTGTCTCCGCTAAGGACTAGGACATTCCATGCGAACTTTCCGCGTGGCTTATCTCCTAGGATGTCGCAGAGTGGGCAACCACTTTCAGAGTTTGCATTGCATACAAAAGACTTGCGACCCTTTGGGCGCTCAATCCAATGTTGCTCGTAAACTGCGAAGGGTTCATCGCCAAGAAACTTAACAAGTTGTGCTTCTGGAGCAAACTTAAAGTCTGTTGGGTATTCATTAGAGGACTCTGGCTTTAGAAGTGCTTCAAGAGCACTCATCCCAGACTGTACTGTGGTTCCTACTTTTGGTGTTGCGTCTTCTTGATCTGGATCAAGAGCGGCGCTATACGCATCAGCAGCAACCGTAGGTTGTGTGATTGTCATTGCCATTCTTTCTGTAATGAGGCACGCATAAACGGTTGTACAAAGACTTTGTTTATGACTGGCTCTCGGATGAGGTGATGATCGTCCAACGCTGTATGAGAGCCTCTGGTAGATCATCGTGTTGATTCCACTCTACACGAGCGGAACCTAATAGACCACGTTTTGAGAATTCCTCAATCGTAGACTCTATGAGTGCGCGAGTATACACCCGATTTCCTCCAGTCTTTTGACCGTTTAAAGTCTTAGACCGCAGTCTATACGGGGCACGTGGAATATAACCTTTGCGCTCCCACATTCGGATGGTAACAATGGTCTTCTCTAACGCTTGCGCTAACGCACCGATAGTGAATACCTCTGTCTCTTTACCACCCAGTGTTTTAATGATGGGATTTTCATCCCAGCCATTAGTCTCACCGCTTTTACGGCGAGAAACCTTTGGGTCTAGATCACGACGTTTGCGCTTTGACCCAGGAAGATATTCGAGGTCAGCAAATACTGCATCGAGTTCTTCGTCACTGCGCATAACGCTATCTTATCCCTTTGTCATTGTTAGTGCCCACGTTACCTGCTGCGGGTACATCTCTTCAACTTCTTCTTCTGTAAGTTGGTCGCTATAGAGTGCAGCCATTAACTTATCTTCATCGATAACACGAATAGTTTTGTACAACTCATCACCAAGGTTCTTAGCCTCAATGATTTCTTCACACTTTGCTTCGTTAACTTTGCGCTGTACTCGACGTTGTTTTTTAAAACTCTTAATTCCGTCAATTTCTTCTGGAAGATCTAAGATGATGTGTCCATCGGTATCTGTTTCACCAAGTTCATCAATCTGTGCAAACAACTTATCGCGCAAGGTCTTTGCTTTTGCTTCAAAGTACTCAATCTGTTTCTTAGAGAACGAGTATTCCTTTGCTTGACTAAGCAAATCATCTTCTGATGCGGTTCTTGGTTCTGCTGGCTGTACTCTCGCCATGTTACTCCCCTTATTTTCCTATGATTTTTTGTTGATAAGGAAATTTATCAAACTTCCTACCGTCATGTCAACTCCGCCTTTGGAGTTGATCCCTGAACCATCTAACACAGCCTCTGCGACAGCGTTCTTTTGCTGCAACATGTCGTGCTGTCGTTCTTCTATGGAGTTTTCCATGATCATGTCTTGAATGATCACAGTAGGCCACCTACTGGACGCTCTTTTGATTCGGCCATTTCTCTGAACAGATAGTCCAGCACTCCATGGAAGATCGTAGTTAATTAGCAGGTTGGCGTTTGGCAAATCTACACCATAACCACCCGCGTCTGATGAAATGAATACACGACACGCTGGGTCTGTCAAAAACTTCTCTTTACTGGCTTCTTTTTCTTTGGCATCCATTGACCCTGTATAGAGGGTTCCTCCTACCAGTTCCTGGATCTTTTTTAACATCCCTACATAGGATGTAAAGATGACTACCTTTGCA